CTTGTAAAGTTGTCTTACTTGTTCTGCTCTTTTTGTTTTTGCCATTCTTACACTCCTCTATTGGTAGGTGTTTGTGATCCACGTCACATATTTTTGGACAGGTATAACTCTCCTGCGGGCATTCTCTGGTAATATAATCGCCATATCTAAATGTCCCTATAAATATTAATCCTAGTAATAAGTCCCATAACACAATTCATATCTTGAACTCTCATCAACGCAACCCTCCTCCGCCTCTACGACGTCCACGGTTATTCTTGCCACCACGTTTTCTTGCTTCTATTTTCGTACCATCGGGCATAATAGCCTGTATTTCTCCTGCATTTAATAGTACGGAAAGTACGATAAACTTTATCATGCTGTTACCCATGATTTAGCTTTGGGTTTCTTCTTCATCCATTCTCCATCTGCACCTTTACTGAATTCACAAGGATATGCAAACTTACACGCATATGCCAGAGCATCTATCGTATCATCATGAGCCATCCTTGGTCCAAATGTGATAGTCTCTCTCTGCAGATCATAATGATTCTTTTTGATATGCATTTGGCCTACAGCAAATCTTTGAGCTAATATTCCCTGAATTCTATCTCTTTTGGACATTCTTGTTCCTGGCTTCTCTTCCTTAAAACTTATTGAAAAATCATTTCTTCTCAGCATCTCTGCTCGTATAGCCTGGAATACAGGTTTAGACATTGTTGTATCTTCTATAGTATACATTAACGGGTGGTATATTTTTCCATAATCGAATATATAATCCACAATCCCCTTTTTATCAGACCCTGGAATACCGAGCACAGGTATACCGCGCTTCCTAAGATAATCGAGAACATAAATATTATTGTCCACATCGCAAGCAGCAAAGATAATAACACTATAGTCAGCATCCCTACGCTGAGAATCCGTAGCAGGGTCAACCCCCGCAAAAACATTGACTGGTTTGACGTCGCCATCTTCCGTAACTATACTACTAATTCCAGTTTCTTCATCATGCAAGAATTGCCCATCCCAGTATTTAATATGGTCTCTCGTGAATATCGCATCTTCCTCACTCTGAACCTCCATCATATATTCCTGGTAAAATTTCTGTGGTTGGCCAGAGTCTGCGTAAAACTTTTTCTTTCTTTCCATCTCTTCCAGGCCAAACCAGGATGGCCATAAAGGCATCCCATCTTCCTGAAGAGCTTTGTATGTAATTACTGTCCAACTGTAGTCTTCTCCTTTAGCTTTTGCTTTATCATGACCAGTAAGGATATTAGTAATGAACGCATCATAATGAACAGGCGTCCCATTAATTCTAAGCCTACCAGTATGAGGCTCAAGAGCAGGGAATACAACAGCCGTAACAAGGTTCGCAATTTTACTCCTAGATTCAGGAGTGATTGTATTATTCTCATCTTCAAAATCGTCCAGTACAATAAGATCATATCTTTTATGGAGCTTAGCACCTCCCCTGATACCTGAGAGATTAGATTTACTGATAAGCTTGCAATTATTCCTAAGCTCGATATCGTCTTCTGTCCATTTTTTGCCCTTGAGATCCCCGAAAAAATACCTCACCTTATCATTGTATTCCAAATGATATTTAATATAATCAAGATTAGGAACACTAATCTTTGAACTTGCAGCCACCCAACCATAAAATAAAGGTTCTTTAGTAAATAAGAAATCATGCAAGATAGAACACTTCGTCATTACTGTCTTCCCATGACCCCTGGGAAGTATAACTGCCAACTGACGTATATCATTATCATTGACCGCATCTGCCACTTCGTAGTGAAAGAAAGGAGTCTCAGAGCGCATAAAGTCATCTGGAAGAAACAACTTACCAAATGCAATTAAATCATGGTATGTAAGTCTGAGAGTTTCTTCCTCATTACTTACATTATGAAAGTTCACGTTAGCCATCTATTTCTTTTTCTTCGCTTTGTGTGCCTCCTGAACTGGATGCGGTGTGCCTTCATACGGTCATATGTGGTAGGCTTCTTTAGGCCTGTCTTTCTTATCATGCTTAAATAGATCTAATCGCTTGCCTGCCATTATTTGCTTTCTCTTATCTTTACACACTTACCTTTTACATTTTTATAGCCCTTGCCACATTTTGACTTATTATACTTTCTTCGCATACCACCAGTCTTAAGTGGGCTATTATCAGGAGTATCTCCAATATCAACTATATCAGCCATTCTTTTCCCCTATCTCTTTTGGGCGTTGAACTTCTTCTAAAATATTGTCGGCAAAGCCTTGGAAGACGGCCCCACTAAGCTGGGTAACTTTGGTCTGAGTTTTATCCTCGAGATCTAAGATATCTGAAAGTTTAAATAATGCTTTTAACTTTGTTTCATCTTTCTCGGAATTCTCTGCGACCCTCTTTATGCCTTCCAGCACAGATTTGTCATCAATATTTAATTCTTCTAAAACTGGTTTCAACTCTTCCTTCATAGCTTTTTGTATCCTTTCAGTCTTTACTAATTTTGTAGACTGTTCTTTTGCATACATAGGATTATTTGTCTTATATGCGCTAAGGTAAGCTTCAGATGGAGCTAGGCCACCAGCCATATATTGTACAAATATTATCTCGCATGTAGTTAAATTCCTACGATCCAAAATAACTCTCTCAGTGTCTTTTCCCGAGATTGTCCATATGTTCTCCCGTTTAGATGTATCCATCTTAACTTTTGGAGAGCATATGAACGTCCCCGAGCAAGTACCTACATATTCCCTATATTTAGCCTTACCTCTGGGAGTCTTCATTTTGCCTTTGCGTAATATCTGGATAATGCAATTATCATCGGCCTCTACCCAGTCACCGATCTGGGCCTTCCTCCAATTATGCACAACTACCATGCTGCTAGGCAATTCAGACCTATCCTCGTAGACTTTATGGTACATATCAGATACCCTGTAAGTCCTCATCTATTTCCTTATCTGGTTCATAACCATCTGTATATAAGCATCCATCAAATCTGACATATAGGCTACACTAGCCCATATCTCATAGATACCATATGCAGTACCAAAAAGCCACATAAGTATTAATAATTTTGTTAAGTCATCTTTCATAGTCTCTCGTACGCGCGCTATATATTATATATTAAGTTTAGAGATATAGTATACTAATACTCCCGTAAGGGAGTATGTCTTAGTATAGAGATACTCTATAGTACCTAGGCTTCGCCAGGTTCAACATTGCCAAATTCCTCTAAGAGCCGTTCTATCTCTTCATCTGCATTCTGGGTATCTCTGAAATATTCAGCAAGATCAGCAGTACCCAAAAGAACAACCTCAGAATCAGCTGACTCATCAATAGATTCCATAATGTACTCTATCTCTTCCGTATCAGGATTATAAGCAATAGTCAAATGATATATACGTTTAGCGCTCATATGATAGTTTATATGTTAAACAACCATAGGAAGCAAGGCAAGTTTCAAAAATTGCAGGATTTTAGTGTATGGCCTATATTCAAGCGGGGCCGTGCTATAATCAGACTTTCACTTTCTGATTTACGTTATCTTTCATTTCGAATTAATCATTAACTAACTAATATAAGGAGTATACTCTTATGGGATACCTTAAGATGTTCAAGTGTAAGTCTAACTCTGGCAGATGGATGTTCAGCTCTATTAATCGTGTGATGACACCCATTGGTCCTCGAATCCAAGGCACACCTCGTGGTCAAGCAGAAGTATTACCTTACTTCATCATGATCACTGAAGTAGAGCCTGATACATTACCAGAGTTGATGTATTATAACCCATCATCTAATGATCTTATAGATGAAGCAGACTTTCTCTCTCTTGGTAGAGTAGATGCAGATACCACAGGTGATAGCGTGGATGGATCAGCATCAGTACCAGTATAGAGACTTTAATGACCTAATAGGGGGGGCTTATGTCCTCCCTTGTGGTCATGTGGGTAATTAACTTAGTAATAAAACAGTTGTAACTCATACATAAACACCAACTATATGGAGTACCAATCAAATGATACAATACATCAGTCAATTCACAGCCAATGACTTGGTAGTAATACACTGCGCAGTCATACTGATAGCAATCTCTGTCATACTATCTATAAGCCTAGTAGCATGGCTTACAATGTATGCCTATGAAATACTATCTGTCACTTGGCATGAGACTAAACGTAGGCGTCAAAAAGCTGCAAGACTAACTAAATTTAGCAGTTAACAAGTAATCATTTATTGGTTTAGCACCACAGTATTCATGTTAAAACCATTCCAAAGAGAGTAAGAGTGTTATGATCTACACCATCTCAGGAACATCATAGTAACGCTGAGCCACTGGCCATGAGGCAAGAACTATGCTAACAGCCCAAGAATCGGAACGTAAAATCGTGAGGGACTGTGATGATAAATATAGCGGAGAGATGTAATGGTTGCATACTTGGCTCATAACCAAGAGGTAACAGGTTCGACTCCTGTCTCCGCAACTAAGAATTGGGCTGCTTATAGTCCATATAGAATAAGCACAGCAATGTGTAAAAGTGAAGGCACGGCAGTGTTAGTAGCGCCAGCAATGGTTCATGTAAGCAAGCGTATAACATATGATAGTCAATGGGACATCCTGAGATGAATCATAGGTTTGAGTGGGAAATCAGACTGAGATGGAAACATCAATAGGTAAATGCGTAAGAGATCGGGTAACATTTGTGTTACTCATAAGCTAAAGCTTTGGTAGTTAGGCTGGATCTCAATATAAATGGTATACTTCCTGTAAAAGAAGATATGTCGTAAAATATGATGT